TAATAATTCCTTAATAGTTCCTTAATAATTCCTTAATAATTCTTTAATAATTCTTTAATAATTCCTTAATAATTCTTTAATAATTCCTTAATAATTCTTTAATAATTCTTTAATAATTCTTTAATAATTCCTTAATAATTCCTTAATAATTCTTTAATAATTCCTTAATAGTTCCTTAATAATTCCTTAATAGTTCCTTAATAATTCCTTAATAATTCCTTAATAATTCTTTAATAATTCTTTAATAATTCCTTAATAATTCTTTAATATATATTAACTAATAAAAATAAATAATTGATTATCAATCCTCTTTCGTATCCTCATTGACATCTTCTTTCGTATCCTCCTTGACATCTTCTAATTTGCGAGCAGACCAAGCATCGACTTCTTGAAGATTTGTTGCTAAATCGTTATTTTTTTTGGAGGAATTGATGATGTCAATTCGTCGTTTATCGAATATCTCATCTTTACTATCCATATTTTTCTTATATTCTTTCATTAAGGTATTTAGTTGAGTTTCGCTATATTCTTGATTTTCCAGATCATTAGGATTGGGAGAGAAAGGACACCAGCAACCTACTTGACCGATATAAATATCAAATTTATTATCAATCTTTTTGAGGAATTCACATCTATTTTTTGCTTCATCGATAGTATCAAAAACACCTCTTACCTTAATTCCACGAATACTGGTGGTGAAATTATTCTCACGATGAAAATCATTTTCAATATCACTTGATTTAGCATTTTTGAAGAATTTTAGTTGTTCGTTCATTTCCTCTGTTTTGAAGATATAAGAATGATTATCACGAATTCCATTAATCATATCCTTATCATCTTGATATTTATTCGCAAGATTATCAAAAAGAGTATTCATATCTTTTGAGAAATTATCTAAAAATCGTGAGAAATAATATGCTTCTTTATTTTTAAGGACATCTTCTGGACTTATGAAGGATAGAAGACAATAATTTTGATTGCGAATGGGTTTATCCTCATCAAGATAATCAACTTCTTTTGTAGATACAATTGTTTCCTCTGTCATATTCTATAAATAATAAATAATAAAAATCTTATATCTATTTTTTATTTTCTTTTTATTAATTAATAAAGATGATGGCGGAAGCAAAATATACTTTCGATGTTTGGGAAATGATTATTAAATTACTTAAATATCTCATAGAGGCGACTGCCGTCGCTATAATAGCGTGGGTTCTACCAAAGAATAAATTATCAGGAAGCGAAGTTGCAATTATTGCTCTAACGGCAGCTGCTATTTTCTCTGTATTTGATTTAGTTTCTCCTTCTATTTCTGCTGGTGCTCGTCAAGGTGTCGGTCTAGGTGCCGGTTTCCGTTTAGTAGGTTTCCCTGCTTAAATTATAAAGAGGGAATGATTTTATAATTTAATTCTTCACAAATTTTTTTCCAAATTTGGTCTTGGGCGTATAATTTCTCACGACTTTTGAGAAGTGGAAAGAATTTTAGATATTCATTCAATTCTAATATCTGGAAGAATTTATAAAGGACATAACTATATGAAAGGAAATTCTTGCGTTCTTTTGGACAATGTTTGAGGAAAGGTGCTTGAATGTCCCTAAACATATTACATAATTTTTCTTCTAATTCTGGTGAAAATTGTGGTGTATGTATTCCATTAATCCTATTAATTATATAATTAATATGTTCGTAATATTTATTAATCCGTAATCGTTTCAAAATCTCCCTCATTTTATTATAAGATATATTCTTCGTGTCATTTATCTTTTCTTTTTTAATCTCACTTAAAATCTGTTCAAAAACTTCATTAGGAATGTCGGTGCTTTCTTTCCCTTGAACTTGATTACACCATTCTCTAAAATGATTTATTCGCTTATAACTGAAATGAGATGTATCCTTTGTGCTTTGTTTTAAAATAGGTCTATTTTGTTCTATTAAAAGAGGTTCCTGAAATCCACATATTTCGCAAATCATAATGGCATCTTGTTGAATACAAATTAAATCATTCGAACAATTCCTACATATATCCTTATTTTCGCTGGAACATTTTTTAATATGATTGTTATTAGTGATAGATAAATATTCATCTACAAGAAAACTCTTCTCGATTATCTTATCATCTTCTTTCTCGATATTTGGCGTAGGATTGAATAAATCTATGATGGATTTATTTTTATATTTATAAGTTTTTATATTGGATTGTTTATCAATCATATCATAATAATTGAATAAGATATAACTAGTGTTTTCATAATATTCGATCTCATTATAATTATTCAAATTCTTAATATTTTCTTTTAATTTGATTATTTCCTCCTTAATTTTAATATTACTACTCCATAAATCATTATAATAATCGTCATATTCCCCTATCTCATTTGATTTATTATAATAAATGATTTGTTTATTAATATCATTAATAACATCTTCTAAATTCTTAATCCGTTTTAAATGTTCCCTTTCCTCTTCAATTTTATTGGAAAAATCATTTATAACTTTATTATGCATCGCATCTAAAGTTGATAAATCCTTATTATTATGAATACGCTTTTTAGATGTTTTATCCTTAAACATTTATCTAATAATAAATGTTTATAAATATGTTTATATAAATAACAATTCTTTTTTTTTCTCCTATTATAGTATAAAGAATATAGCATAAATGGGTGGTGGTCTTCTTCAACTTGTCGCTTATGGAGCTCAAGATGTTTATTTAACTGGTAATCCTCAAATTACTTTTTTCAAAGTCGTTTATCGTCGTCATACCAATTTCGCTATGGAAGCGATACAACAAACTTTTACTGGTGCCGTCGGTTATGGTAATACTATCTATTGTCAAATCTCTCGAAATGGTGATTTAATTCATCGTGCTTATCTCCAAGTTACACTTCCACAACTTCAAACCGCAGGTGATTATTATGTGAATTATGTTGGTATTCGTCTCCTCAAATCAGTTTCTATTGAAATTGGCGGACAACAAATAGATAAACATTATGCCGATTGGTTATATATATGGAATGAACTTTCTCTTCCAATAGGCAAACGCTCTGCGTGGGAATTTATGGTTGGTGCCGATAAAGATATAACAAAGACAGGTGCTACTCTATATATCCCTCTCGAATTCTGGTTCTGTCGCAATATTGGTCTCGCTCTTCCTCTCATCGCTCTTCAATATCACGAAGTTAAAATCAAGATTGAATTTGAACAATCTAAAAATTGTTTATATAAAATAAATGTTAGTAATACCGAAGAAGTTACTTCTGTTCCTGCTTTAAGTGATGTTAATCTATGGGTTGATTATATCTTCCTTGATACTGATGAACGCCGAAAATTCGCTCAACTTTCCCACGAGTATCTCATCGAACAACTTCAATTCACCGGCGGTGAGGCGATAAAAGCATCATCGAATACTCGTGTTAAACTAAATTTCAATCATCCTTGTAAGGAATTAATATGGGTAGGTAAATATTCTACTTCTGTTAATACAAATCAGTGGTATAATTACACCATTAAAGCAAATAATAGTTTTAATACTGGTAGTGATATGATTGGTGAATCACAAGCTTTAAATAAAGCAATCCACGAATATAGTGACCCTGATAATACTAATGCAACTGCATATATAACTAAAATTGTTTATAATGTTGAACCTGATTTCCTTCCAGGTGCCGTAAATCCGTTTAGTAAATGTCTTCTTCAACTAAACGGAAATGACCGTTTTGCTGAACGAGAAGGAACTTATTTCAATTATGTACAACCTTATCAACATCATACGAATATTCCTCGTAATTGTGGCATAAATGTTTATTCATTTGCTCTTAAACCAGAGGAACATCAACCATCAGGCACTCTTAATATGTCTCGTATTGATACTGCTGTTCTTTCAGTTGAAAATAATGCGAGTGTCGATGGTAGTGTATATATATATGCTGTTAATTATAATGTTCTTCGTATTCTTTCTGGAATGGGTGGTCTCGCCTATTCTAATTAAATATAAACTAATTATTCTTTTTTTTTCTCCTATTATAGTATAAAGAATATAGCATAAATGGGTGGTGGTCTTCTTCAACTTGTCGCTTATGGAGCTCAAGATGTTTATTTAACTGGTAATCCACAAATTACTTTCTTCAAAGGTGTTTATAAACGCCATACTAATTTCGCGATTGAAGCGATAGAACAAACTTTTAATGGAACTGCTGGTTATGGTTCTCGTGTAACTTGTCAAATATCTCGAAATGGTGATTTAATCAATCGTGTTTATCTTCAACTAAAATTAAGTGGAACAGGTAATTATTGTAAATATTTTGGTCTTCGTGTTCTTAATTATGTGGAATTAGAGATTGGAGGTCAGCGTATAGATCGACACTATCCCCATTGGTTGTATATATGGAATGAATTAACTCTTCCTGTAAGCAAACGAGGTGGATGGAATGATATGGTTGGTGCTTATGGTGGAACTATTGGAACTATAAAATCTACTCTTTATGTTCCTCTTGAATTCTGGTTCTGTCGAAATGTAGGTCTTGCTCTTCCTCTTATCGCTCTCCAATATCACGAAGTTAAGATTAATATCAATTTTGAAAATCAGTCAAAATGTTTAGGTTCAGGAAGTACTGGTATTGATTTCTCTGCTTCTCTATGGGTTGATTATATTTTTCTTGATACTGATGAACGCCGTCGTTTCGCTCAACTTACTCACGAATATCTTATCGAACAACTTCAATTCACAGGTGAAGAAAGTGTATCATCAAAAGATCCCAAGGTTAAACTAAATTTCAATCATCCTTGTAAGGAACTTATATGGTTTGTAACCAATAGCGATAATAATTCTAATAATTGGTTTAATTATACTACCAAAGTTAATAGTATAGTTCATGCCGATGATAATACTGCTGAACTGATAAATTCTAAACTTCGTTATGATGGTATTACAGGAAATAATGCGGAACTTAAATATCCTTCAAATCCTATTGTCAGTTCTAAATTAATATTAAATGGAAATGACCGTTTTGCTACTCGTGATGGTATGTATTTTAATGTCGTTCAACCTTATCAACATCACGAAAATATTCCTAATAATGCTGGTATAAATGTTTATTCATTTTCTCTTAAACCAGAGGAACATCAACCATCAGGCACTCTTAATATGTCTCGTATTGATACTGCTATGCTTCAATTAGGTATGTATGATGGTGGAAACACATATTTATATTCTAAATCAACTTTATTCGTATATTCAACGAATTATAATGTTCTTCGTATTCTTTCTGGAATGGGTGGTCTTGCCTATTCTAATTAAATATAAACTAATTATTCTTTTTTTTTCTCCTATTATAGTATAAAGAATATAGCATAAATGGGTGGTGGTCTTCTTCAACTTGTCGCTTATGGAGCTCAAGATGTTTATTTAACTGGTAATCCTCAAATTACTTTTTTCAAAGTTGCTTATCGTCGTCATACTAATTTTGCTATTGAAGCAATAGAACAAACTTTTAATGGAAATGCTGGATTTGGTTCTCGTGTAACTTGTCAAATAACTCGTAATGGTGATTTAATCAATCGTGTCTATCTGCGAGCTAAATTCACAAATACTAATGAAGAAGCTACTACTGCTACGGATGAGAATAAAGGAATTGCACTAGTTCCATATTTTGGACTAAAACTATTAAAAACAATTGAACTTGAAATTGGCGGTCAGCGTATAGATAAACATTATGCCGAATGGTTATATGTATGGAATGAACTTTCTCTCCCAGCAGGAAAGCGTGATGGATATTATCTAATGGTTGGTGGTGATAGATATAATCATTCCATCTATCTCGCAGCTAAACAATCTTATTATGTGAATGTTCCTCTCGAATTCTGGTTCTGTCGAAATGTAGGTCTTGCACTTCCTCTTATTGCCCTTCAATATCACGAAGTTAAAATTAATATCGAATTTGAAGAACGAACAAATTTAGTTGATAATTCTAAAAATTTCTCTAATCGTGCTTTTACTATGCTCGCTAAAAATGGAACTGCTATCACATCTTCTTCATTAGATAATAGCGAAATTGCTGGTAGTCCTTCAAATGTATCTTTAAGCGATGTTTCTCTATGGGTTGATTATATTTTCCTTGATACTGATGAACGCCGTCGTTTCGCTCAACTTACTCACGAATATCTTATCGAACAACTTCAATTCACAGGAAGCGATGCTATAACAGGCAATATTTCATCTACTAAATCAATTCGTATGAATTTCAATCATCCTTGTAAGGAACTTGTATGGTATGTTAAACCTACACAAACTACAGGTGATGCTAAACTTTATTGGACTAATTTCTCTGATCGCAATACTGATAATAATACTTATATTGGTAAAAATCCCATAACAACTGCTAAAATTCAACTTAACGGAAATGATCGTTTTGCCGAGCGTAATGGCGAATATTTTTCTCTCGTTCAACCTTATCAACATCACGAAAATACTCCTGATGTTTTCCATAAGGGTATAAATGTTTATTCATTTGCTATTAAACCAGAAGAACATCAACCCTCCGGCACTCTTAATATGTCTCGTATTGATACTGCTATTCTTTCCGTTGGTTCTTCGGTTAATGGTAATATTTATATATACACTACGAATTATAATGTCCTTCGTATCCTTTCAGGTATGGGTGGTCTTGCTTATTCTAATTAAATCCATAACAATTAATAGGTTTGGGATTTTTAATATCCTCTTTTTTTTTCTCCATAGATTTATTAATACGCAATAATTCTATTTCTCTTTTTGATGCTAATTGATGAAGTCTTAAATCGTGATTAATTTTGATATTATTAAATTTGATTATATCCGTGTTTCTAATATTTTCGAAGATATTTATACTCTTAATTTCCTTATTATAATCTTCGATTGTATCTTGAATTTTCTTAAAAATTTCATTATTTAATTCCTTATTTATCTTATAATAATTTATCAAATCTCGTTCTCTTTCATAAAGATTTTTATAATTAAATAATGTATCGTGAATGACTTTTAATTTATCCATATTCTCCTTATAATTCTTAAATCTCGCAATTGAACTTAAAATAGTTAAAATCGTGCTTAATGATAATGAAAAACAGTTGATTATTATTGAAATCGTATCATGTGATATATATTTACTAATTTCGGATCCCTTAAATCGTGTATCATAATCAATGATGGTTAGTCGAATTGCCTCTATGAAAGTTATTATCGTCGAGATGATTAAGAGAGATAATGAAATTGAATTATATCTATAATAAATAATATCATATTTACAAGAAATTATATATAAATTATTTGAAATCTTCTTTTTATTATTCTTAATCAATTCAAGAAGTTTATCCGCCTTTTCTTCATTTGCCACTTCTTCACTTATATTCATTTGAATATTCACCAAATCCGCACGAATATCATCATTCGTATTATTCGCCTCATTCACATATTCATTCACATATTCATAACTCGAAGTTCTTATAGGAATATTTATAAAAATATCTTCTTTTTTTGGTTCATTTTTAGGACTTTCTTCATTTGGACTATTAATCATTTCCTTCTTATTATTATCAACTTCTTTATTTTCCTCTTCCATTATTGTTTTTATGAAAGAATAAAAAATATTGAAATAATTCCATCTTTTCAAAAGTATTTAAGGATTTAAAATTGTTTATTCTTAAATCCTTTTTCTAAATTTGAGGAATAAAAGGATGGAGATGATGAAGGCGATGATGATGATTGTTAAATCTCTTAAATCAAAACATCTTTTAATTTTGGTTTTTTCTTGAAAGATGATATTTGATAATTTGAGGGAATTGCTTATGGCACTTTCGATAGAAGTGAAAGAATTTTTATGTTTTCCATTATGAGTTCCAAGATTATATAAATTTTTAAATTTCATACTTTTAAAATCCAAATAATCAATATGAGGAATTTTAATAAATGCTGAATTATTTGATTTCCATTTCTTCAAATCTTTATCATAATAATTATGAATGAAATATAGAGTAGGTTCTGGAATATTTTTAAATTTTGTTAATAATTGATGATATACACTATCTATCAATTCTTTTTCATTACATTCATTCGCCGTTTTATTTAATAAGGAATTCTTAACATCCGTTAAAACAATAGCAATACTCATAACAATCTTCGCTTTACTTTCCTTAAATTTCATATAATTACTCATAATCATAATTGATAAATTCCATTCGGTTTCTAAAACTCCAAATTTATCATCTTCCAAATTCATATCAAAATCCCAGAAAAAAGTCATAGAAATATAATCATTATATTTAGTTTTATTCGTGAAATCTTCTAATCTCCTCAAATCTCCAAATGCTTCCTTTGTCTCTTCATTATTTTTAAGGATTTTTAAGAAATTTATTGGAGGCATCGCAATTATAAACAAATCTCCTTTAATCTCTTCACCTGTTTCTAAAATAATTGATTTAATCTTCTTATCTTCCGTTTTTAATTCCTTAACTCCTTTATTAAGAACGATTTCAACTTTATTCGCCTTTAAATAATTAGACCATCCTTTAAATAATCCCTCATCATTAGGAACTCGTGGAAGATATATATTATAAAAAAGAGATTGGATACTTACTGATATGAATTGATTTAAGGAAATTCGAGAACTATCGCCACCATCAAAACTACGACAAAAGGCATCAACAGCACTCATCGCTTTTGGTGAAAATTCATTAAATTTCATATAATCATCCATACTAATATTTGTTCCATAGTCATAAGAGAAGATTGTGAAGAGGAAATCACGAGTTATAATAGATAATTCATAAAAACTGAATATATTATCAAGAATGATTTTATTAGAAATATCGAAGAAATTATATTTATATTTCACAAATAATTTCGAAAAATCCATATTCATAGATTTAAGAAGATGAATAAAATTCACATAATTATTTATATAAATCCGTGGAGCGTGTTCGCAAAAATAATATTCATCTTTATATAATTTCCTATCTACCTTATGACATCCTCCAATTTGATTATCTCTTTCATATATCCTAATCCTTGTCTCCGGATTTTTCTTAATCGTTTCATTCGCAAATGCTAATCCAGCAACCCCTCCACCTATAATAATAATATCCTTATATTTCATCCTATTATTCTTTAACTAATTTTTTAATTAAATCAATAATAATATCTAATTTATTATTCATTTCTTTCATTCCTCTATTAATTTCTTCATTTCCTTATTATTATTAGGTTTCATTTCAATTTTAGCAATCATTTTCTTAATAATATTTATATCAATACAATAATAATTTGATAAAGTTTCCAAATCAATATTTTCATTCAAATATTTAGGATATATGATATGACTTATTATTCGTGCTTTAATTCCAGCAACATTTCTTTTATGTTTATTTGCAATTTGCTCGTAATCTAATTTATATTCTTCCAATTCTTTCTTTATTTGATTATCTTCTTCTTCCAACCATTTATTTCCTACTCTTGATTTATCTTCCATTTTTAATGATTTAATGATAATTAGATTTAAATCAATTTTTAATTTCAAAATGTAAAAAATAAAATAAAACGAAATTATAAATAAGCGTTTGATGAAACAAAAAATATTAAAAATTAGTTTAAAATTATTCATATAAATAAAAAAAGATTTGAATATATTATCATATCAATCTTATAAATCAAATTTAATCATAAATTATGAAAAACTTCAAAGAATAAATAATCTATCTATATTTGATAGATATAAATATCATAAATATATTCTTGAAATTAATGATAGTTATATGTAATATTTCATTATCATTTCATTAATAAATCATATAAGGATATGCAAAAAGAAATCTTTATATATTTTTTAATAAATATCTTTAACAATTCTTAAACAATTCTTTAACAATTCTTTAACATCTCTTAATAAATCTCTTAATAAATCTCTTAATA